GCAGCGCGACAGGGTCTCATATCGGAGCGTGATTTTTACCGAGTCATGCAAGCATTTTTCATCGACCGCATGATGTTGCGGATTTACGACAAGTGGTTGACGTTGAACCTGGGCGGCGTCAACGACATGATCAACATTCCGACGTTCCGATATGAGAAATTTTATGGCGCATCACGCTTTATGGGGCGCGGCTGGGCTTGGGTCGACCCAGCGAAGGATATTTCGGCGGCTGAAGCCGCCGTTGAGCTTGGGATCACGTCGCGTCAACGTATCGTGGCAGAACGTGGCGAGGATTACGACGAGATACAAGACGAACTTGGCGAAGAAGCGCCGGTTGATTCAGGTGTCACAAAAGAGTAGGAAAGCGCATGGATAACTCGATTTTTGACCCAAAGAAAGAAATGCAGCGTCAAATTGGCGTTGAATTTGCGCGTTCTGACGACGATGAGCGGGTCATGGAGTTTTCGGTTTCGTCCGAAGAACCCGCAATGCAGTATTTCGGCGTGGAAGTATTGGAACATTCCAAACGCGCCGTTGATTTGGAATTCCTCAATAGCGGACGGGCGCCGTTGTTGTTGGATCATAACCCGCGTGAGCAAATAGGAGTGATCAAGCGGGCCTATCTCGACGGGAAAACCCGCAGATTGCGGGCTGAAGTGCGCTTCAGTAAACGTTCCGCCGTTCGGGAAATCCTTGACGATGTGGTTGACGGCATTCGAGCTAATGTTTCAATCGGCTACAGAATTGACGATGTAAAGGTTGACGAAAAAGCGGACGAGGTCCGTGTAACGTCTTGGAGACCTTACGAAGTGTCTTTAGTTTCGATTCCAGCCGACTCGACGGTCGGTGTCGGTCGATCTGCGAGCACTGCGTCCGAGTTAAAAGAGGAACACACAATGACTGAAAACATCGAAACTAAAACTGAGGCGACCGAAACGGTTCGTCACGTCGAGACATCCGAAGGTTTGCGTGAAATTCGGTACTCTGAGCGCGAGTTGAGTGAGCGCGCCGGTAAGTTGATGGCAGAACGCAATTTGGAAGTCGGTGAGATTTCCGCGTTGGGTTCGATTCACAACATGTCGGACAAGGCGGCGGAATTTATTCGTGACGGGCGTACCCTGGCAGAATTCACCGGTTACGTGCGCACGCACATTCCGGCAGACAAGCCGCTGCGCAACGATGACATCGGGCTGACACAAAAAGAGACGCGCAATTTCTCGATCATGCGTCTTGCTCGTGCGCTGCATCCACAAGCCGGATCGGCAATGCGTGAGCAAGCCGCATTTGAGTTTGAGGCTGTTCAATCGGCTGAAGACATGGACACATCCGAGACTAAGTCGAAGGGTACGCGTATGCCGCGCGAAGTTCTGCGTAGCTGGATCATGCCCGGTACGTCGGCTTACGAAACGATGATGTCAAAGCGTGATCTTAACACGTCCGACGACTCCGACTTGATCCCAACAGAGCACCGCGCCGGTTCGTTCATTGACGTGCTGCGAAACGCCTCTGCGGTCATGCGTGCCGGTCCTACAATGCTGCAAGGGCTATCGGGCAATGTGGACATTCCGAAGAAAGCCACGGCGTCTGCGGGCGGCTGGGTGTCGGCTGAAGGCGGCAACGCGGCTGAGAGTGAAGCGACCTTCACAACCGTCGCACTGACGCCAAAAGACATTGCGGTGTATACCGACATGACTCGCCGTATGCGTCAACAGTCGTCGCCTGACATTGAGCAGTTGGTGCGGAACGACATCGCTATGGCAATCGCTTTGGGGATCGACTTAGGTGCTCTGGAAGGTTCGGGATCATCGGGTCAACCGACCGGTGTTCTCAACCAGACAGGCGTGAATAAGCCAACGGCGTTTGCAAGCGTCAATCCTACGTTTGCCGAAGTGGTTGCGATGGAGACGGCGGTTGCCGATGATAACGCGCTGTTTGGCAACTTGGCGTATGTTGGCCGCACGAATATGCGCGGTGCGCTGAAAACGACCGTTAAGGACGCGGGGTCGGGTCAGTTCGTGATGGAGAACAACTCTATGAACGGCTACCCATACATTCCATCAAACCAGGGCACAGACGGCAATCTATACTTCGGTAACTGGTCGGACGTTCTGATCGGCATGTGGGGCACGCTCGACTTGCAACTCGATTACTCTGCGCTCGCTTTGTCGGGTGGTTTGCGGATGATCGCGTTCCAAACGGTCGATGTCGCCGTTCGTCACGCTGTGAGCTTCGCTTACAACAACGACACCTAATGCTAAACACTCGGGACGGCACCGCATTGGTGCCGTCTTTACGCGAAAAAGGAAGGGTGCGACCCATGGCTGGGAAAATGATCGCAATGACCGGATTTGGCGCTGGTGCTGGTAAAGCGTTTGAAGCTGGCGAGTACGTCAAAGATTTGACAGACGATCAAATGCGTCAGCTTGAAGCGCTTGGTAAGATTTTGCCCGAAAGTCACCCGTATGCGTATCGCGTTAAAATGCGGTATGACAAACTTAAACCCGCGTCGAAACCGAAACCCAAACCTCGCGTCAAGAAGACAGGAATTCCGGGCGTATAATGGCTGGCTCATGGATCACTGACGACCTAGTAACGATGCTTGAAGTTGACGAGTTCGCGTCAGATGTCACATGGGTTGAAGGTGGTCAGACGATTCAAGGTATCTTTGACGACGAAGATCAAGAAATTGAAATCGGTGATGGTACGTCAATGATCCACAGCGCCGCACGCCTCACTACGCAGTCATATTACGGCGTTTCTCAGGGCGACACGCTGACCATTAACATGGTCGCGTATGAGGTTTCACATAAGGTTGATGACGGCACAGGCGGGGTTGTCCTACACTTGGAACGCGGGCCGTGACACACGCGCGTAACACCGTACTAGATCGGATTGTGACAGCAATCGGCGCGTCACCGACCACGGCGACAGTGGCGAAGTCACGCATCCGACCGACCGGCGAAGCTGATTTTATTTTGGTGTACGCGTTTACTGAAACGGCGTTGCACGAGTCACCTGACAACATTGAGCGCAATCTAACCGTGGTCGCAGAGATACGGAAACGAGTGAATTCGACAACAGCATCAGACGAACTTGAGGTTGAGACCGAGCACGTCGAGCAAGCCTTGAATCCAGTCGGGTCTATTAGTGGCGTAAAAAGTTGCTTGCTTGTCGAAACGCGGTACGACATCGAACTAGAGCCGACCACACCTGTCATGGTTGCCACATTGGTCTATGACGTATATTATCGCACCAGTTTAACCGAAGTCTCAACTATTGAGACATAATATCAGGAGAAGCCTATGGCTACTTTCACCGGACAGAGCGGAACCGTGCGTGACGGTAGCGATACCGTAGGCGAGGTAAAAGAGTTCGAAATCAATCAAACAGGGGACGTGGTCGAAACGACAGCCATGGGCGACACGTGGAAGACTTTCACGGCAACTCAGCGCTCGTGGGCGGCGAGCGTTACTTGTCACTACGATCCTGGCGACACGAACGGTCAAGTGGTGTTTGCGGTCGGTTCCACGATTGCATTTGAAGGTTACCCGTCAGGCAATACGTCTGGCCATGGTGATCTTTCCGGTGCAGCAATTGTGACGAGTCGGGTCATTCGGTCGGTTATGACGGATGTCGTAGAAATCTCGCTTGAGCTACAGGGCAACAGCACGTTGACGGAGACTACTGTCGCTTAACTTGTAAACTAAACCGGAGAAAAAAACATGAGCGTACTTTCGCAGCGACTTAAAGCTGCGCCTAAAGTCGATGACGACAGGTGCAATTTTTACGACTTTGATTTTGGCGACGGCGGCGACCCGGTGCGGCTCTACGCAACACCGATCACCGGGGCTGATGTCGAGTATCTGACACGCAAGCATAAGGATTTCTTGAGTTCGCCGACGCTGGGCGCAAGTGTGGACATGTTTATTCGCAAGTGTCGACTTGAGGACGGCGAGGCGGCGTTCGATGTCGGTGACCGCAAGCATCTGTTAGACATGCCCCTTGAAAAGCTTGGTGAAATGCGGGATGCCTTGTTTCCGGGTGATGGTGGTGACGACTTCAGCGATGAAGGCTTAGACACCGTCGAAAAAAACTGACCGAGGGCGGTTCAATCATTTTGTTGGCCTTTCAATTGGCCGAAAGATTGCACCGCCCGGTTGATGAAATGCTAGATCTTCCGCTATATAGGTTACAGCAGTGGGCGGCGTACTGTCGCTGGCGTGCGAAAGAGGAAGAGCGAAGGCATGGCAAACCCTAGAGTCCGTTTTGACATTCTCGCCAATTCTCGCACCGCTGCGGCGTTCGCTAAAACACGTCGTGAAATGGACGGGATGCGGCGCGCGACGGGTAGGGTCAGCGACTCGGCAAAACGTAACCGTCGACTGATTCAACAAGCTGGTATGCAGATTAGTGACTTCTCGGTACAGGTGGCCGGGGGTCAATCGGCGATTCTGGCGTTCACGCAGCAGTTTCCACAATTCATCCAGGGTTTCGGCGCAGTCGGTGGCGTTGCCGCCGGTCTCATTACGGTGCTCGGATCGTTGGCTCTGGTGCTGACAAACACCGGCAAAGGGTTGTCTGAGATCGAGCCGCTGATGGGGTTCTTGCGTGAAGAGTTCAAATTGCTGACCAATGTGGTGGTACAAGCGCGCGAGTTGTTCTTTGATCTGGCAAACGTGCTCGTTAACAATCTCGACCTCGCACTCGGTACAATCGTCGCACTTGCCGGGTTCATGGCGGGTCGGTGGGTCGCGTCATTTGTCGTTGCGCGCGGCGTTGTGGGCGCGCTCACAGCGTCTATGGTGGGCTTGCGTGCCGTTGCGCGTACCGTGTTGCGCGGGACGATTGTCGGGGGCATTGCGTTTGTTATTTCTGCGTTGATTAAGGTGCGGCAAGAGCTTGGTTCATGGGGTGCGGCCTGGGAAGTTGTAGGTGATTTGGTCAGAGATTTCTTTGACAGGCTTAAAAAGTCTGCCATGCTTGCCGGGGACTACATTGCAAGCTTGTGGCGCAGCATGGCCAATTCGTTCAATTCCGCGCTGGCAGGCATGGCGCGCACTTGGGCAAACTTCGTGCAACTTATAGCGGATGGTGTCGCCGCCGTGCCTGGAATTTCTAAGATCGCCGAGGGGGTGCAACGCGCCGCCGACCGTGCAAAGGCTGGTCTCGATGAAATGGAGGCGGGCATTCAGCGCATATCTGATCTTGAGAAGTCGGTACGTCAGAACATAAAACAATCTTTCGTCAAAGTTTGGACGGAGGCTGGTCCCGCATGGACTCGACTCGCCAAACTTATCAAATCCACAACTGACGTGGACGTGCGAACTTTTTTCGAAGACGTAGAGGTTGGCGCGGAGAATGGTGGCGGTGCGGTCAATAAACTTAATGACAAACTGACTGAAGCACAAAAGCGAATGCAGAGTCTTGCCGACTCGATGAAGTCTTCGTTTTCCGAAGGTATTCACTCAATGGTTGACGGAACAAAAAGTTTCAGCGATGCGGTAAAAGGTATGGCACGCGCAGTGATCAAACAACTTTACGACATTATCGTAGTTCAGCGCATCGTTGGCACGTTTGACGTCAAAACCGGCAAGGGTCGCGGTTTGGTCGGTGGCATTATGAAGTTTTTTACCGGTAGTGGGTTCTTTGGTCGATTGAACTCGTTTGATGGAGGCGGTCACACTGGTCGAGGCGCGCGAACCGGTGGTGTGGACGGTCGGGGGGGCTTTCCTGCAATACTGCACCCAAACGAGACAGTGATCGACCACACAAAGATAGGGTCGTCGCGCGGCTCGGTGCTTGTCGAAGTTGTGGGGGGTGATTTAACCTTATCTGACGACGGTACAATCATGGCTCAAGTCAGAATTCAACAAGCACAGACTGCAAGCTTTGTGCGAAGGTCTGAGCGCGAAAGCTTTTCGCCTAGAATTGCACAACAGCAGGAAAGGGGAACGGTCTAGTGTATCGCCGCATTGTCACCATTCCAAGAAACCTGTGGCGCGAAGTCTCACACGACTGGCATATTCGCTGGCGTGGTCAAACGTCAGGCGTGACCATGTCCGGAACTACAAAGGTTGTTTATAACGCGTTTCCACGTTGGGCGGGTACGCCAAAGTTTCGGTTAGTGAGGTCTGACTTTCTCAGGTGGCGTGCAATCATGGCTGAAGCGCAAGGGCACGTTGGGATATATAGAGTTCCGATGTACGACCCTCAGAGCTACATACGCGAGACGGCAACCGTAAACATGACGACC